TTTACATCGTAACTCAATCTGTTGCTGACCAATACTCTAAAGAGTTGAAAGCGGCAAACGTAGCATACACAACCGAAAGATACGAGAATGGTATTTCAGTTCTTAAATCAGATGGTATTGAGGTTATTTCTTTCTCTTTATGGGATAGAATCATCAAAGCTTACTACGATAACGGAACAACTTATTACTTGCCTCATAGAGCAGTATTGACTACTAAAGAAAATTTAGTAATTGGTTTTGATTCAATGGGTGCTATGGCTGATTTCGATGTTCACTTTGACAGAGTGACTAAGAAAAACTATATTGATTTCCAAATTAATATGGATGCTAAAGTTGTTGAAGATTATATGGTTCAAGTAGCTTACTAAAAATAATTAAATGAGAAAGGGCTTCGGCTCTTTCTCTTAACTTTTAAAATAAAAAAAATATGCCTACAATATGTGGAACTATTACAAGTAATTTAAGTGTGAACTGTGCTAATCCTTTACAAGCAGGTGCAGAAGATACGCTTTACTTGATTAATAGAGAAGATTGGTTAGATGCTGCTATTACTTATAATGGTACTAATGACCAAATAATTGAAAATATTGTTCTTGCATCGGGAAAAGTAGCATACACTTATCAAGGGAAAAACAATAGTATTGTTCCTAAATATGAGTTGGTAAAACAAACTTATGCTGAGGTTTACAATCACGAAGTTAATTTCAAAGTGTTTGATGTTTCTCCTACTGCTAAAGAACAATTAGAGCTATTAGCAAAAGGTCAAATGGTTGCAATAGTAGAAAATAAATACAAAGGAACTTCAGGAAATGCAGCTTTTGAAGTTTACGGAGCTGATGCTGGTTTAGTATGTACACAAAACATCAGAGAAGTATCTTCAACAGATACAGGAGGGGCTTTTGATTTGATTTTAAAATCTGATGAAACAGCAATGGAGCCTCATATGCCTAAAACAGTATTTATTACTGATTACGCTACTACTAAAGCGATAGTTGAAGGATTACCTGCTTAATCTTTATATTGAAAAAGGTGCTAAAGTTTTTTAGCTTTGCACCTTTTTTTATATTATTTTTGTAAAAATGAGTTTAGAAGAGAAAATCAAAAAAGTAAAAGGTTTTAAAGAAACCGTAAGAGTATGGAAAAATGAATTCAACTCTGAAGAGTATAAGTTGGCAAGTTCATTGAATAATGACTTGTTTGGACTTCCTTTAAATAGACAAAAAAACTGTGATTGTGTTAATGATTTACTTAATTACATAACACAATTAAACAGTTCAAAGATAAATCAAATAAAAGAAAAAATGGAATCAAAATTTAAATTAAAGAAAGGTACTATGATAATGGTACACGGAATTGATATGCAATTAACAGAGGCTAATTTAACCGATGAAAAAGCTATCACTTTATTAAAGAAATACCCAAAGCATATAATTTCTTTTGAAGTATATCCTGAGAATTGGGAAGAGTTAGTAATTGGGAAACCTAAAAAAGATGTTGCTCCTGATAAAGATGAAGAAGTAGCAACAGAAAGAGTATTTAAACCACGTTCAACAGGTAAAAAAAGAAAGTAGTAAATGAAAGCTACGCTATTAACTGATAAAAGAATAGAACGCAAGGTAAGTAGAAGCGAAGGAATTATTAACTATGATTCTGATAATGCTTACCCACAAAGAATCGAGGACATTCTAAACTCTTCATCGGTAGGAACGCTTTGCCATAATTTGGCATTGCGTTTTACCGTTGGAAATGGTTTTAAAGATTCTTCTTTTTATAATTTAAAGATTAATTCAAAAGGTTTAACTCCTGATAAATTATTAAGAAAAGTAGCTGATAATCTTCTGAAATTTAACGGGGTATCTATTCACGTTAATTATAACGCTAATTATGAAATAGTAGATTATAACTTCATTCCTTTTTCTTATTGTAGATTAACAAGCGATGATAGTAATAACCCGAACAAGATTGCAGTTTATGATGATTGGCAGAAGATAGATGGTAGAATAGACAAAGAAGCAATAGATTATATTGACTTCTTCAATCCTGCTCCTAACGTAATAGAAAAACAAGTTCAAGAAGCAGGTGGTTGGGAGAATTACAACGGGCAAATATATTATTATACAAACGTAGGTAAGTCATATCCTTTATCCCCTTTAGATTCGTTCTTAGAAGATTTACAAACAGATGCTAAAGTAAAATTGTTTAAATACAGAAATGTATCAACTAACTTTATGGCATCTCACTTTATTGAGGTAGATGAATTTGAAGAAGAAGATGACAGAACAGAATTTCAAGATGCTTTGAGTGATTTCCAAGGTGCTGATGATGCCTTAAAAATAATGCTACTTGAAAAAAGAGCAGGTCAAGAATCTTCTTTTAATCTTCAAAAAGTAGATATTCAGGGGGTTGATAGACTTTACGAATATACTGAAAATTCAGTAAAAGATGCAATATTAAGAAGCTACTTAATACCACCTGTTTTATTATTACAAACCGCAGGTAAATTAGGAGCTTCAAAAGAAATTCAAGATGCTACAAATTATTATAACGGAATAGTATCTTACAATCAGTTAATAATTCAAGAAATATTTTCAGAATTATTTAAAAATACAATATTAACTGATAACCAAGATTTCGATATTATTCAATTAAAAGCTAAAGCAGATAATCAAGATATAATTAACGTAATAAGTAATGTTAATCTTACTCAAGACCAAAAAATAGAATCTTTGACTATGCTTTACGGATTGAGTAGAGAAGATGCAATAAATTTAGTAATGTAAATATGGCGACTTATTTAATCACTCTTTCAGATATACAAGCATTAAAGCCGATTAGTTCAAACGTGAACGAAATAAAAGCTTTAAAACCTTTCATTTTAGAAGCTCAAGAATTTGATTTAAGACCTTTTCTTGGGGATGCTTTTTATTTAGCTTTGATAGATGATTTTAATGCCTCTCCAAGCTTATCAACTTATTCCGATTTGTTTAACGGGGTAACTTACGTTTATAACTCAGATACTTACCAACACGATGGTTTAAAGGCTATGCTTGTTTATTATTCTTATGCAAGATATTTAAACAACAGTCAATCAATAGTAACGCCAAACGGGGTCGTATCTAAATTAAACAACAATTCTGAAAGAATATCAGAAAAGGAGTTAGCTCGTTTAGTTAATCAAGCGACATCTGGAGCAAAGGTATATGAAAATAGAGTTTACGACTATTTATTGAGAAACAATAGCACTTATACACTTTGGGAGTGTTATACAAAGACTAAAAGAACAGGTGGGTTAAGATTAACTTCAATACGAAAAAATAAATGAGCAATCAATTAGAACAATATACCAAAAAAATAGTAGGTAATTATACAGCTTCAGAAGATGATTATCATCTTCTTGTAGATACCTCAAACGGCGTAGTTAATATTTATGTTGATACACCATTAAGAAGTGATGTATTAATTATTGAAGATTTGGGTAATGCTTCAACAAATGCTATTAAGCTTCATTCTAAGAAGCTTATTAATGGTTCAAGTGTATTTATACTAAATACAAATAAAAGTGTCTTAAAATTAAGATATAACACTTCTAATGATACTTTTTTAGGTACTGAAGAAGATGAAAGTTTATTTAAGTTTGTTTATTCAAAGCAAGATTTACCATCAGCTTCAAGCGGCGTTATAACTTTAGAACAAGATTCTACTTATTTTTTCCTTGCTGATATTGATTTATTAGGTGATAGATTAGTAGGTTCGGCAAACACAACTATTTTAGGAGCAAGTTCAGAAAACTGTTCTATTACTTCGACAGGGTTAAGTGAATCAGAATTTTTATTTTATTCTGATTATACAACGCCAATCAGGCATATAACTTTCAAAGATGTAACTAAATGTATTGGAATAAATACAAGTGATGGTGGCGTTCAACCGATAGCTTTAGATTGGACAGGTGTGAACTTTTCAGGCTGTACAACTAATATCGAAATAGGAGAAATCGACAACTTTATTTTCAGTAAAGGTGCTATATTAGGTGGAGGAACTATAATATTCAAATCAAGCGTTGGAACTATCGGAATAGATAATAGCTTGTTTGTAGGTGATGGAACTGCCGTTAAATTAATAGATATTCAATCAACTGCGACAATTACAAGAAGGTTCAGAATTATTTATTCTTCTTTTGTTGCTTACGGCTCAACAACTGCTATTAATGTAGATGTTTCTGCGACAATACCCGTTGAAGCTTATATCTTAGACACTATTAATTTTAGTGGTGGTTCAACTTATACTTCAGGAGTTCAATATACTGACAATAAAACAAGATTTGTAAATGTTAAAGGAGTTGAAAATACTGCTGAAATAGGAAATTATTATATGCTTAATAATGCTTCAGCAACAACAATAAGCAACACAAATACACCCGTAAAAATAAATGGTTCAACAACAGCAAATGCAATTAATCAAAAATTTAGCCATTCAGATAATAGATTAACTTATACAGGTGCTTTAATTAGAGATTTTCAGATAAGTGCTAATGCTTCGTTTACTTCAGGCAATAATAAAGTAATTGGCCTTTATGTATCTAAGAACGGTAGCGTAATTGCTTCAAGTGAGATATACGCTACTACATCAGGAAATGGTAGAGCTGAATCTATTAATTGTCAAACAATAGTTGAATTAAGTGAAAATGATTATGTAGAAATGTGGATAGAAAACAATTCAGATACAACCAATGTAACTGTTGAATTTTTGAACGTGATATGTAAAAGTTTAAATTAATTTCAATAAAAATTGAAAATAAATAAATAAATAAAATATTAATTTTGTAAAAAAATATAAAATATGAGAAGTTTTGAAGGCAGATTAAGTGGTGCAAATGGTTGTTTTATCATTGACGATACAAATGCACACACCTCTTTAGATTATGATACCTTAATAGCTCGTGAAGATACTGTTGTTTCAGTATGTACAGGAGAAGATGAAGATGGGAATGCAGTAGATTTTAAGGTTGTTCATAATTGGGATTCTTTAAAGCAGAATGATTTGCTTTTAGTACCAATAGGACAGAAAATTACTGCAATAACTTTGACATCAGGAAGTTTATTATGCTACTAAGCCCAATTAAAATATCGCCCATTTCTATTCGTGGTGGTGGTGGTGGTTATGTTAATATTAAATCATTATTATTGGACGGATCAACTAAAGCAGTTAATATTGATTCTATACTAACAGGAATTTCAAGCACAACAAATGGGTGTATTTCTTTATGGGTCAAAATACCAAATACAACACCAGCATCAACAAATACTATATGGTCCTTTAATGATGCTGATACTCTTACAACTATAAGATTAATCTTATTAACAACAGGAATTTTAAGGTTTGAAGCGATAAATAATGGTAGTGTAAGATGGCGAAAAGAAACAGATTCAGCAAGTTTGACAAATAATATATGGCATCATATAGTATGTAAACAAAATGGATTTGGAGGAATTATTTATATAGACAAAACAATAGTAGCTCAATCATTTACAAATACAACGGATACTGCTGAATGGTTTAACGATTTAACTACTTTAGATAATGCAAGAATAGGGTGTAATAACACAAATAATAACGGAAATAATAATTTTACAAATATGTACGTAGATGAATTTCTTTATATTAATGGTTCTATAACTGATTCAATAGTAGAAGGTGTTTATAATTTAGGAGAGCCAAAAGATGAAAAAAATATATCAGGTGGTATATCATATTATCGTATGGGAGATGCTTCTGGAGATAATTGGAATAATACAGTATCTAATGAATGGTTTTTCAAAGACCAAATAGGAAATAATAATGCTCAAACAATAGCAGGAGCAGAAGCAGACGTTAAAACAGATACACCTTAATGAATTACGTACCTAAAAATAGAATAATCAGAAATCCTTTATTTGCGAACAGTATTAATTATGGTTCTGACTCCGAAAATGAAAGGCGTTCAACAGGTTCGGAATATGAGTTTACTTATTCAGGAACTTATTTAAGGTTAAATGCAAATGTTAGTCAATCTGATGGTGATGTTGGAATATTTATTGATAGTTCTTATTCACAAACAGTTTCTTTATCTGACAATGTTAATTCAGAAGTTACATTACCAAGTGGCTCAAAGACTGTAAAAATAGTTGAAGGAAGGTGTCAAGGTAGGTCATTGGGTGGAGTAAAAATAAATAGTATAGTATTAGAAGATGATAATTTTGTAAAAATAAATCCAACAAATGTATCAGAAAGATTTGTATTTTTGGGAGATTCTATTACTAATGGTGTTGGAGTTACAAATCAATTTACTGATTGTTACCCGATGCTTTTCAAATATACAGATTCAAAAAACGTAACAGTTTTGGGTAGCGGAGGACTAAGAATAGAAGATGTAGCAAGTGATACGACAAAGGTAGCAATGACTACTAACTGGATAACTTCTGCCTTTTCAGATACAACAACAACAAAGAAGTTATCAATATTAATGGGGGTTAATGATTTCTTAAATGGTGTTTCTGCAGCGAATGTAGAAACATATATGGGCAACTTATTAGATAGTATTTATGCTTCTGACAACACTATACAAATATTTGTTTTTGCTCCTATAACTTGCCAAACAGAAAGTTCCTCTT